CTGCAATGGTCAGAAACCGACAAACTTTCACCCCTGAATATAAAATCTCAGCTTAAAATGAAAATAATGGTCAAAACATTTGGATATTAACATAGAAAGCGGAGTGGCTGAACTCGGACCTCGGACAGGCGGTGCAAGGCTCTTTTGACACGCTGACATCGGGCATGTCTTCAATATTTTCGGGCATGACTTCGCTCATTCAGGCGGAACTGGAGATACAGACTGCTGCCATCGAGAAGCGGTATGATAAGGAGATATCGCAAGCGGAGGGCAACAACTACAAGGTGAAGAAGCTCGAAGAGCAGAAACAGAAAGAGTTGGCTAAGAAGAAGAACGAGGCGAACAAAAAGATGTTTGCTATGCAGGTCATTCAAGCGGTGGCGCAGACGGCACAGAACGCCATCTCGGCGTATGGCTCGGCAGCGGCAATTCCGCTTGTGGGTTATATCCTGGCACCAGTGGCTGCTGCAATGGCGGTGGCTGCAGGAGCAATTCAGATTGCTGCAATCAAAAAGCAACAGCAAGCGAGTGAAAGCCAGGGCTATGCCAAAGGTGGCTTTACTCCGAATGGCTCCAAATTTCAAGAGGTGGGCGTGGTTCATGCCGGAGAATGGGTGGCTTCGCAGGAGATGCTTGCCAACCCGGTTGCGCGTCCTATCATCAACGCCCTGGACTATGCGCAGCGGACTAACACCATCGGATCCTTACGAGCCGATGATGTGAGCCGGACTATTGCGCCTGTTGCATATAGCACGCCACAACAGCAACAGCCTATCATCGTGCAGCAGCAGCCGGACGGACTGGCTACGGCTGCAATCGTGCAGAACACAAAGGCAATGCAGAGTTATGCCGACACGATGAAGCAGTTGGAGAAGCGATTGAGCGAGCCTTTCGTCACGGTGAACACGGTCACGGGTGACACTGGCATCAAGCAAGCGCAGGACGAGTATGACACACTAATCCGTAACAAGACACCAAAGAGTAGGAGAAAGTGAGTAACCTCTGGTTAATGGTGAGCCTCGCCAATTGTCATTACATACATAGCAATAAATAAGAATATTAGGAGCAAAATCCATGTGGCAAGCGATATGTATGATAAAGTGGCAAGTGTTCGTCTTGCTGACTTACCTTTCACATATCTACTTAAAATATACAGTACGACACTACTTGCAATAAGAAATATGAGCAAGTATGGAAAATCGAAATTCCAATAGTCAATAAAGACAAGACTTGCAACAAAAAGTGTCAAACTTGCGAATATTATAATTAATGTATGTTTCATTTTGCAAAAGTAATAAAAATGGAAATAATAATCAATGGCAAACAAGCTTTTTTAAAGAAGAACACTTCGTTTGACTTCATCTTCGAGAACCGTCTGTTTACGGGTAGCGACAGCTACACCTTGACAATTACGTTTCCACTAAAGGGATGCGCACGAAACATTGCAATCTTCGGACATATCCACAGAGCGGATGTTATCAAGTCAAAGGTGGTGTTTGACTGCGACATCCGTGACGGTGCCTTCCTGAAGTCTGGCTCCATCACTATCACGGAGATTTCTGACGTGGAGGTGAAGACACAGTTTCTGGAGGGACGCAGTGAGCAGAACTTTGATGAGACGTTTGACGATATCTATCTCAATGAAATGGATTTGGGATATCCTACCAAGCGCGATAATCTTATAGCAGCAGAAGCGTTCAAACCATATCCAACGAACAACTGGGTGCCGTTGCCGTGGGTAAACAACTATTCCGGCAATCTGCAGAATGCTGTTACTACATCTGTTCATTTCATCACTGGCTTCGAGAATGTCAAAAGCACTCTTTCGTTCCAGCCATACTTATTGTATATCTTGAAGCGTATTTGTTCGCAATTGGGGTATGAGGCGAACTTTGCTGAACTGGAGCAATCGCAATATAAATATCTCTTGATTTGCAATACGCTTCCGGCTGCATGGGCTGCGTGGAACTTTGCCATTGCATTGCCTCATTGGACATTGAACGAGTTTTTTGAGCATCTTGAAAACTTCCTTTTCGGAGATTTTGATATCAACCATAAGGCTAAGCGCATCGAGTTTCATTTCTCTAATAGTCTGGCAAAATCGGCAGGAGAGGTAATCTTAAACAAGGTATTGGACTCTTACACAACAGAGGTGTCGCAAGAAGATGAAAGCAAGTACATCGCTTCGGCTAACTTGAAATACGCTGATAATGATGCGCTTCTGTGGTCATATTACTCGTGCGACTGGTTTATAAGAGCCAACAAGTCAAAGGCTTTGGTCTATGATACATTTCGGGAATTGATTGACAAGGCAATGACGTTGAAGATTAGCGGTTATTACAAGTCTACAGGGCATAGCGGACATGGATACAGCGAGTCTTTCAGCCGTGGCTATCCAGTTGGAAGTGACGGAAACAGACTGTTTTATTGCAAGGAGATTGATACCTATTTTATAATGTACTGCTACAAATCAGAATTTGTCAGCAAGCATAATGGCATGAAGTGGTACAAGTATTATAACCGTCTGATGCCTGTAAATCAGTTCGGAGATTATTTTGTTGATAATGATGCTGACGATATTGAACTGAAAATCGTTCCTGCATGGATAGAGGGTACTGACGACAAGTATGGCAATTGTATGTTTCTCGACTGCGGAGAGTTGGGCAGTAGAGAAACATGGACTATATCGGAAGACGGTACAGGCTCTTCTGGCTCTGCATCTTCTGGCATCTACATAGGACAAAGACCGAACAATGAAGGGCAATTATCATCGGTACGCTATCACGATGATGTCGACTATGATGCAGGAGACTTGGCACAAGGCACTGCAAGCTATGTGATTGGCAAAGGAGAAACCGAGAAGTCATCTGCATACTTTGATGTTATATATGTCGGCTTTTGGAGTGGACATTATCTTTTCGGCGGTAATCAGCCACATCCTATAATAGATAAGGTGGAGGTTACTGACTCGTTTGGGTATAACAGAACTCAATTCACCTTGCGATTGAAAGACGGCATAGCCAATTCTATGCGCTTGTCAATGCACAAGATTGACGGAAAGCAGAAGTTTCATTTCTCTTTCCTCTCTGACACAATACCTAATCCTCGTGCATTGTTCTACATACGTGGGCAGAGGTATATATGCGAAAAAATAACTGCCACCTTCCATGAGTCGGGAAAGTCGCAGTTACTAAAGGGAATATTCTATCGTGTCTTAGCTGATTGAACGCTGCAGGGCTGTGGCATGGCGCTCGATGGTGGTGCGCAGCACCTTGGCATAAATCTGTGTGGTCTTGATGTCCTGGTGCCCAAGCATACGAGCCACATTCTCTATAGGCACATCGTGAGCCAATGCCATTGTAGCGAAGGAGTGGCGGGCAGTATGGAAAGTCAACTTCTGCCTGAAGTGCAGCTCCATCTGTATCACATGAAGGTAGTCGTTGGCTTTCTGATTGCTTATCTTAGGCAGTTGATAGTCGTACTTCTCAAGCACCTTCATCGCAGGAGAGAGGATAGGCGTGAAGAACTTCGTATCGGTCTTGATACGGCTACCATCGATGTAGTACATCTTGCCCTCCTTCTTCGTCATGCTCTCGAAGTCGAAGGTCTGTGTGTCGCAGAACGACAGACCAGTGTAGGCTGCGAAGATGAAGAGGTCACGCACCCTGGCAAGCTTGCCCTCGAACTTGTAGTTGCGCATGAGCTTCAGTTCAATCTCGGTGAGCGGTTCACGTTCACGGCACTTGCCTCGCTTCAACGTCACCACTTGATAAGGATCCTGTGGAATTTCGCCCATCTGATAAAGTTGGCGAACCCACTTGTGGATTTTCTTGTGGTAGCCGTAACACGTCACATCGGTACGGGTGCCATCATGGAGCCAGTTGTCAAAGGCGATGATGTTCTTCGGAGTCAAGTCGCCATAGGTGTTGAGTTTACCGAATGTGCGCACGGTTTCAATGGCACAAATCTTGTGCTTGCGTGTGCCTTCGCGCAAATCTTCATTGGCGAGAGCTTCCTCCATAAAGTCGAGAAAGCTCTTTCCACTTTTCTCCGGCTCTTTTGGCTGCACCTCCTTTACTTCCACCTTTGGCTTCTTTTCTTCGCCATTAAAGTGATACATGAAATTGTCGTAGGTACGCTCTTCATCAAGAACGTCCATCGCAGCAATGATTTTCTTACACTTCGCTACCAGAGCTTGTGTTTCGGGCGAAGCTGCTGCTGCTTGCCAGTCGTCAGGTGAATACTTGCCAATCATAATGTATTTACGAGTGGCACGTCCAAGATAAACTTGCACTTCCAAAAATCCGTAACCCCTCTTCTCGGAGTTTTTTCTACGGTCGAAGACGACCTCTACCAATTCCTTCTTCATTGTTAAAGTAGGTTTTAGTACAGCGGACAAATAAGTGGAGGAGATGAGAATAATGGGAGTTTAACAATTTTTAATTGGCTATCTTGCCAATTTCAGCTATTTAGTGGCTGAAAGTGTATCACATTTTTAAGAAGTGTCACACATTTCAGAAAAGTGTCACACAAAGTGTCACACATTTATGTATCGTTGGTAAGCGTGTCCGCGATGCAGCCTTTTTTTTAATCATTATGCTTGTTACCTTTGCTGCAACATTATTAAACCCTCTAAAATATGTTAGCAGCAGAACGATACAAAAGTGTGTGGAACATGTTTCTACAAGCACTTAACCATGATCCGACAGTGTGTTTACGAGCATTCCAATGTGAGCAACATGTAAATAAGCGTAGTATGGCAAGATGGATGCGAAACAATGGTCTCAGTGTCAGAAAAGCCAAGACTCTTCTACATGAAAGTAAAAAATCGGCAGACAAACAAATGCCGCCGTCTGATTCTATGTTTCTTCCGATAACCGCTGACTTTACTTTAAGTCACAAGGAAACATCAGATATGTTATACGGAGTTTGTTTCACTTTTCCCGACGGCACCCAAGTGAACATTAAACGTGGCACAGCAGAAGCAGTCATGTCATTTCTCAAACTATACCAG